GGCGGCGCGAAGCTCGGCGACCTGCGCCTTGAGCGAGCGCATCTCCTCGCCCTCCGCGCCCACCGTGACCTCAATCTCGCCGCCCTCGCCGTCTTCGGCGGGCATCATCTTCTCGATCTTGTCCATGCGCTCATAGATCGGGTCGCAGGCTGCTTTGATGAGCGCGGCCATCTCGGCCTTCATCGTCTCGTCCATCGCTCGGACTCCTATGCGGGGCGCGCGGCCCTTGGCATCCCGTACCTCGGTGACGCGCGCGCCAGCCATCGAGGGGACTAGGACGTATGCCCAGCCCAAGAGGTAGACCTCAGTCCATCGGCGGGGCGGGCAGTAGCGGTCCCACTCGCCCGTGTAGCCCAGCGCCCGCGCTTCTTCCTCGCCCAGGTACTCGAAGGCCGAGCGGGATGGGTCGATCTCCACCGACAAGCCCGTCACCAAGCCCGCCTTGACCTGCGCCCAGCGGTCGGCGTTGACCTCGCCTGGGCCGTAGAGCTTGACGCGCGCCTCGGTGTAGAGGCCCTTGGCGTCCTCGGCGATGACAGTGGGGACGGCAAAGGGCGTGCCCCAATCGTGCTGCCAGTTGACGGCGATGCGCGAGGGCTCGCCGCGCGAGGTCGGGGCGGCGAACAGCGCCTCGATGCTCTTGGCCCAGCACCCAGGGGCAAACAACTCGCGGTGTGCGTTGTCGTCGAGGCGGTCGTTGAACAGCGAGGCGTAGCCCTTGATCAGGCCCTCATCACCCACCTCCGCGCGGAACGCAATCTCTCGGCGCAGCATCTTCTCAGCCATCCCGTGACCTCCCGTTCACAACCTAGCGACCCGCGCGCATCGTGTCAACGCGCGTTCACTCCTGCCCTGGTGGGGGCGGTTCGGTGGTAGATGTAGTGCCTGCTGCGGCCTTTTGCTTGAGCCACTCGGCGCGGGCGGCCTCGGACCACGGAGGCAGACCTAGCGCGGACCGCATGACGTTGGCGACCTCAGGCTCAAGATAGAGCGAGCCGTCGGGGTAGGCGAGACGAATCTGTAAAATGCGCTCGCTGTCGCTAATACCTTCGGGCGTCGCCTCACTCTCGACTACGGGCTCAGGCGGCAGCGAGAGGGCCTCGTCGTACATCTCGCGCGCCGCGGGCCAGAAGTTCGGGCGCACGTCGCGCAGGTAGGTGGCGAGTGCGCTCATCGCGTCGCCGTTGCTGCGCGTCTCCACGTCGGCGTACACGACGAAGGCGGGCACGAGGCGCGCGGCGGCGGGGAATCGGATGGAGAGCAGGCGACGGAGGAGGCGCTCTAGGACGCGCGCCATCTGCCCCGCGTACACGTCGAGGAGGTCGCGGGCGTCGCCGCTGGCCGTCTCGCGGGCTGCGCGGGAGCCTTGGCCGTAGGCCGCAACGAGGTCGTGCGCGCCTGACATGGCCGTCATAGCGGCTTGCTCGGCGAGTCGTAGCTGGGCGGTCACGTCCACCACCGCGCTATCAGGGGAGGCGAGCGTCGCCTTCCAGCCTGGGGGGAGGATGATGTAAGGGACGTGCTGGGCTTGGTAGGCCATGAAGTGATTTTCAAGGGCGGCGCGCTTATCGGTGTCTAGGGGGGTGGCGTCTTTGTCGGCCTCAACGATCCAAGTGCCCGCCGCGTTGAGCGAGGCGCTTAGACCCTGGAGCGAGAGCAGATCCTCGCACAAGACAAGCGGCGTGTACGCAGGACGAAGGAGCGAGCGCCCTTCAAGATCGGTGGGGCCAACGGGTTCATTGGCCCAGTGCAGCATTTTTTGCGCGGGGATCACGACGCGCACAGGACCGACGTTGCCAAAGCTGTCGGTCGTGTTGACGGACTGCACAATCCCAATCCAAGTATCTACCTGCAAAATCCACTCATCTACCGAGGACGGATCACGCAAGGGCGGCAAGGGCGGCACGTCGGCGCCTTCGGGCCAGACGATTTCAGCCAAGCCGAAGCCCGCAACGAGCGCGGTCCACACGGCATTCTGGATCCAGTCGGCCAGCCCGTAGTCGGCGCCGCGCTCGGTCCACGCCGCCCAGCACGCTTCCTGGAAGGCCCATTGATCATCAGGGCAGTCGTCGGGGCGGCTGATCTTCCAAGGCGCGGAGGCGACGGGATAGATGATGCCGCGCAAACGGTTTTGCACCCAAGAGTTTGCGCGGGCGAGCTTTTGGTACTCCCCAGGCTGGCCGCGACGACCGCGCGCAAAGACGGGGTAGAGGTCGGGGCGCTGCTCTAGGCGGAGCTGGCCCAGCGACCACGGCAGGCCCGCAGAGCCGAGCGGGTCGGACCACTCGACATCGAGGCTCTGACCCTGGAATGAGGACGGCAGCGCGGCGCGCGTCAGGGGCTCGCCCGTGCGACGCAGGCGCGCGCCTTGGAGCACCACCTCCGCAGGGAGGGCGCGGGCGACGGGTGCGGCCTCGCGGTCTTCGGGGGCCTTGTGGCGGGGGTCGTCGTGGCGCTTTGCTGGGGGGGTTGTCATCAAAACACCTTGCGCGTGTGGATGGGGGCAGGGGGGAGGATGGGGGCGGCGTCCTGCCCGCCCTTGACCAATACTTCTAACCCTCGGCTTATGCAATCCACCTTGTCATCCTTCTTGGTCGGGTCGCCGTCAAAGTCGGACCACTGATCCACCCACGGGGACCAGTCGTAGCCGTCCACGAGGAAGACCTGCCCCGACTTCCAGCGCTGTGACCAGGGCGTCGCGGCAGTGAGTTTGTCGGCCAGCGGAGCGGTGCGGCGTATGCGGTGCTGCAAAAGGCGCGGGTCGCGCTGGAGGTGCTGCACCACGCCGATCTGCGAGGCGACGCCCTCGACGCACACCTCCACCGATGGGCCGTCAACGCGCGCGGCGGCGACGATCTGCTCCAGCACGTCGGGGCTCTCCCAGCGCCCAGCGATGGGCGAGGAAAGGTAGAGCCTGCCGCTCTTGGCGTCGAAGGCCATCAGCACCCCCGCGCTCTGGTCGGCGCGCTTCTTCTCGCTCGTGGCCGTGTCCCACGAGCGCACCCAGCGCAGGCCCGCAGGCACGTCTTGGCGGGCGCAGACCTTGACGAAGGTGCGGGGGAACATCGTCCCGCTCGACACCGACCAGTCACCGTGCAAGAGACGGCGGCGCTCGACCTCTGGCAGCGTCTCTAGGGTCTTGGCGTACTCGTCAGGGTTCATGGTTGGGTTGTCGTGGAGGCTCGCAGGGATGAAAGCCCGCTCTGGGTCTTGGGCGTCGAGGAAGCGCGCCTTGACCCACGAGTGACCCACGCCGCCAGGGTTGGATGTGGCGCAGCATTGGAGCGGGATCGGGTCGCCGTCCACCCGCCGCAGGCGTGACAGGAGGTAGGTGTAGGCGCTGTCGGTGGGCAGGTGCGTTAGCTCATCCCATCCGACAAAGTGAAACTCCGCGCCCTGATAATCAAAGCGGTTTGTTTCATGTTCCATGTGTCGAAAGATAAGCGTTCCACCATTAGGAAACGTCCACTTAGCTTCCGACTTGTTGAATGTCGGACCTTTGCCTAGCATCCACTCCATAGACCTCGGAATGATGCCGCGTCCGTCGGCAAGTTGTTTGAAGGTGCGCCGAAAAATAACCCCTGAATAGTTTGGGTATTCCGAATATAACAGCGCGCGCATCAAAAGATAATCGGTCTTCCCACCCGCTGCGGCGCCCCCATACAGGATCTCCCGCCGCCTACAGAGCAGGGCCGCGAGCTGCTTGGGGTGGGGTCGATGCGGGATCCACGGCGGCAGGTGCAGGGGCGGCAGGCGCGAGGCCGAGTCCCGCCAGGATGTCGAGGGCTTCCCCGACGGCGATGGGCTCGACGGTGACGCGGTGTGCATGGGCGACCTCTCCGCTGTGCTGGACCTCGACGGGCAGGCCATACCCGCGCGACTTGCCGTGTGTATTGAGCATATATTTTAGAGCCGTTATGTCGCCGTCTTTGATGGCCTTGTCATACATCTTTATTTCTAATAAATCAATGACGTGTTCCTTTGACGCTACAAGAGCGCGCGCCACCTCTGGCCATCGGTGGCGCGCACGGTCCACGGTGTCGCGGTCGCAGCCGAGCTTGCGGGCCACCACCGCGAGGACGCCGCGCGAGCCCTCGCACGCCTCGATGATCTCGGCAGCCGTAAAGCGAGGCTGTCGGCGCGGTGGCTTAGGTCTTTTGGTGTTTGGCGCTTTGGGGTTCATGGTTCAAGCGTCGGCTTCTTCCACCCCTCCCTAATGATTTTTGGTGCCGCATTGTTCCAGTTTATTTTATGATGAATTCGATATTGAGGCGAGCGTGGGTCGCCAAGCGCGCCGATCTGGACGGCGGACGGGCAGTGCATCACGGAATAGAAAGACTTGACGTAGGTGCCTCCATCCAAATAGGCGGAGGTCATGCCGCCCGCGTCTTGCTGCGTGGTCTTTGTATTTAACATTACGTTCATAAGCATAAAAAATAAATAACCCTGACGCCCAATATTCGTATAAGCATTTACATCTTCATTGATTCGACCCGTAAAGGTGAAGGGCCGATCCGTCGAGAGCAAGAAGCTCCCCATCGCCTTGCGGCGGAGGCGGGGCCGCTTGCTACCGTCCGAGTCCCCGCCCATGTGGTCGCCGCCCTGAGAGAGCGCGACGGTCAAAATGGAGGTGCGGGCGTAGAAGGCGACCAAGGCGGAGAGGAGGCGGTCCATCGTGGCGCGGACACGGAAGGAGCCGTATTTATTTTGAGAGTCGAATCGGTAATAAAATGCGTCGTAATCGTCGTCCATCTCCATAAAATACTTGCAGCCGACCTGACGGGCCAAGTCCCAGCAGGCGTTGCGGGCGAAGACGACGACACCCTTGCGAGCGTGGAAGTTGTCGGCGAGGTCGAAGGTCTTGGCGACTTCATCCTTAGAAAATAATAACACCTTGTCGCCGTACTTGCTTTGATACCCCTCCCGCGTCGGGTCCTCATCATCGACAACAAGGTACACCCGCCCCGTGTACCCCGCGCGCTCCAAGGCGGTGAGGGTGATGACGCGGTCGGGGCGTCCGTGGGTGAGGATGAAGATGGCGAAATCGTCTCTCACGTCGGCCCCTCCTCGTCCGCGAGAGCGCCGAGGGCTTCGGTGAGCTGGACGAAGCCCTCCTCGATGGCGCGCCCGTAGTCGATGATCACCAGGGCGCTTGACTCGAAATGCCGTTGAACCTCGGCGGGGGCGTGGCAATAAAATTCAGCTATATTTGCGAATCTGAAAACAATATGGCGCGAGGCCGCGAGGAGTAGAAAGCGGCGCGTCTCGGCATCAAGAGCTAGGTCGGCGTTGATCTTGGCGCTTAGCTCATCGTACTTGGCCGTATCAACGAGGTCGGCCAAGTCGGGCCTGCGCCCCGTAGGCTCATAGACGGGCGAGACGATCTTGTTGGTGTAGGGCGTCTCGGCGGAGGGGGGCGCTTCGCTTGCCGTCTGGTTGGCGGGGTCCATCTCCCCAGATAGCAGCGCCTCAACGTCGGCGTCGCTGTACCCCGTGCCTAGCAGCTCGTCCTCCGCCTGCATCTGCCCCAGCAATGCCGCCAGGACCTCGGTGTCATAGGTGCCAAGATCAGACGTGCGGTTGTCGGCCAGCAACACCTTGCGCTCTTGCGCGGGCGTGAGGTCGTCGAGCCACACGACGGGCAGGGCGTCAAGCCCTTCGGCACGCGCAGCCTTCAAGGTATGGTTGCCCGCCAAGACGTGACGGGTGCGACGTGAGACGACGATGGGCCTGATGATGCCGTTGGCGCGCAGGCTCTCGCGGATCACGTCAACATTGCCCTTGCGCGGGTTGTCGGGGTGGTGCTTGAGCGTGTCTAGCTTCGCCCATTCATACGCGCCAACACCATCCTTGAGCCCTACCATAAAACCTCCTCAGTCCCCCACCCACCAAACTACAGCCTACGCACCATCAACGCAACCCCCCCCAGAGCCCGCGCAGGCCACCCCCACCCCATGCCACGCCGACCCCCACAAGCCCACCCACGCGCGGAGGTGGGCCAAGCCATCCCCAACCCCTAAGCGCCCAAACTGTGAAAGTGTACCCCCATGTACCCCTAGTGTACCCCCCATACACACCCACGCGCGCCGTCATAGAGGGCGTCGAAGGGGGGTCGTGTACCCCATGTACCCCTAGACCCTATGTACGCGCGAAAACGAGCCGACCAACCCCCAAGAAAAGATATAATATAGACGCGC